CGGCCGCGATGCCCGCCGCGACGGCGAGTTCGACCGGGCGCGGGTCGTCGGTCGGCGTGAGGATCGCGGGCGTCTCGGTGGGCGCGAGGGTGGTCATCGGGTCCTCCGGTCGGTGTCGCGCTCGGCGCGGTTGCGGGCCTTGGAGTCGCGCATCCGGGCGACGAAGCAGGCGACGAACGCCAGGTAGGCAGCGGCGGCGATCAGCAGGTTCATGGGCGTCTCCGGGGTCCCGCGACGGGCCGACGCGTGCCGGCCCGTCGCGGTCGTGGTGTCGCTCACGCGGCCGTCGAGCAGCGCGTGCAGGAGCCGTCGGGGCGGTGCAGACGCTCGACGCCCAGCTCGGTCTCGCACGGGCCCTCGGTGTAGCCGCGGGGCCACAGGAGCATCGGGACCGGCGGCAGGGTGCCCAGGTCGGACCGGTCGGGCATCGGGGCCGGGGGCGGCGTGGGGATGGGCGGCGGCGGGACGCGGGTCAGGAGCGCGGCGGGGATCACGCGGCACCGCCGGTGCGGTCCATGTACATCCGGCCGCCGATCGAGTCCAACGTCTCCTGATCGCCGGTCTCGTTCATCACCCGGGCGTTCAACATCCCGAGGCCCCGCAGCTCTACGCGGATCGTGTTCAGCCGGTCCACGCTCGTCTTCGGATCCAACATCTCGTCGCGGTACGACTCCGCCGACCGGGCCGGCGCCTCCCCCCGCTCGATGTATGAGCTGTCCGGGTCGGCGTCGTGCGTCGGCACCAAACCGCCCTTGGTCAGCAGCTCACGCATGGCCACCGTCAGCGCCTTCGCCGTCGCCTTGTCGGCCGCGTCGAGCGCTTCCCCGCACGTCTGGAGCGGCGGCAGCGTGTCACCCATCGGACCCATGACCAGCCACGTCACGGTGACGGTGCACTCGTGCATCCGGTTGCCCTTGGCGCTGCTCACGTCGCGGTGCTCGGCGACGACGCGCGTCGGGAGGACGTGGACGCCGTGCCTCATCGTGACCGGCGCGAACGCGTTCACGACGGTGTCGAAGCCCCGGAAGTCGAACTTCGTCCCGCCCTGGTTGTAACGCTGCTTCTTGGCGATGGAGCCGACGTCGCGGCGGACGCGTAGCCACGCGAGGTGGACCGGGACCATCTCCGGGTCGCCGTCGCCGATCTCGTAGTCGCTCATGTCGAGCTCGGGCTCGGGCTCGGTGTGCGCCCGGTCGGTGTCGACGGGGTCGGGTTCGCGGCCGGCGAGCGCGGCGGCGTTCTCAGCGAGACCCATGGGTCACGCCTCCTTCGAGGGCTTGAGGCGATACGCCTTGTCGAGGTCGAGCCGCTCGCCAGGCTTGCTCGTGACGCACGCCGTGTAGGCGTCGGGCCACTCGGCGGCGAGCTTTTCGAGGTCGGCGGTCGCGCGGGTGGTCGGCTCCATCGACCACGCCCGGTCGCCGCCGAGAGCGGCGGCGCGATGCGGGCCGAGGAGCCGCAGCAGGTCGGCTTGCGCGGCGGTCTTGCGGTCGGCGGCGGCCTTCTCTTCCAGGCGCGCGGTCTCGTAGTCGTGCAGCGCGCCGAGGGCGTCGGGGTCGCGGTCCAGGTGGACCACGCCGGCGCGGTCGGGGTGGAGCCGCCGGTACAGCTCGACGTTCCGGTCCGGCCTGCCCGAGTGCGGCGGCGCGATGCGGGCCTCGACGTGCCGCGTCCAGAACAGATCGGCCGCGGCGATGATGTCGGCGGTTACCTGCCGGTGGTCGTCGGCGCGGATGACGCCCTGCCGGTAGTCGTTGCCGCCGATCAGGACGGCGTAGTGCATGTGGTCGTAGCCGGTGACGTGCATCTGCCACAGCACCTGCGCCAACACGTCGTCGGGGGCGCCGTCGTGCCAGCGCGCCGACTTGAACGCCGAGCGGGTCTTGACCTCCAGGGCACAGACCTGCCGGCGGGTCTCGGACAGCGGGCACTCGGTGACGCGCCGGTCGAGCGTGGCGCGGTGGTGCGGGTGCCCTTCGTGTTCGACGATGCCGATCGGCTCGACGACGGACCGACAGCGCCGGGCCCACTCGTCGGCGATCGGGCCCTCCAGGACGAGTCCCCAGAAGGCGGGGTCGCCCGCGTCGTCGGGGAGCTGGTCGACCTTGTCGAGGTAGACGTGCAGCGGGGTCCCGAAGTCGGAGACGCCGAGGATGGCGGGGACGTCGCTGGAGCCGATGCCGGCGCGCCGGGCGTCGAGCCACGTGGCGCGGTCGGCGTCGGGCGGCAGGATCAGGCGCCCGGTCGGGGTGACCAGGTGGTCGACGGTGGTGGTCACGGCTCTCCTCGGTAGATGTCGGGGGCCTCGGTGCTCGCGGTGCCGGCCGCGATCTCGGCTCGCAGCGCGCGGGCGCCCTCGATCAGGGCCACGCCCTGCGGGTCGAGCGGCGTCATGGCGGCGATCCAGTCGAGGAAGGTGCCGGTGTCGTCGGCCGGGGCCGCCACCCCCGAAGGGGCGGCGGCGTCGAGTCCGGCGGTCACGGCGCGGTCCCAGGCGGCGAGGGCCTGGCCGATGTCGTCGGTGAGGCTCACGAGGCACCGCCCGACTCGGGCGTGTGTCCGCTGCCGCCGCAGGCGTTGCACGCCTTGACCGACGCCGAGGCGACCATGCCGGCGTAGTGCTCGATCAGGTGCTCCCGCTCGGCGAGCGCCTCGCGGTACGTGGCGCCGTGCACCTGGCGCGGAGCCAGGACCTCAAATCGGCGCGTCACGAACTCCTGCACCTGACGCCCCGACTTGAGGGGCTTGCCACTCCTGCCGATGTCCGGCTTCCAGCGCATGACGGGCCGCTCGAACAGCACCTCGACGGTGATCTCGATGTTCAGGCGACGCCCGCCGTCCGGTGCGAAGGCGAACCGCACGTGCGGCATGGCCTTGAATACTTCGAGGAGGTCGTCGTGCAGGCCCGGAATACAGCCGGGGAACATGTGCCGGAACTCGGGCCGCGTCGACAGCTCGTATGGCAGCTTCGCCACCCACGGCGGCTCGCCGGGACCGGGCGGCTCGTTGCCGTCCAGGACCAGCCACGGGCCCTCGTGCGCCACCACGGCGGGCGGCACCGGCTCGGTGATCGAGCTGTACACGTCGTACAGGCTGTCGTCGTTCCGCTCCCGGAACTCCTGGACGGTGAGCGTCGGCGGGTTGCGCACCGACACCAGGTCGGGGTGGCCGATCTCCCAGCCGACGATGCGGTCGTGCTGCTCGTACGTCTCGGTGATGACGGTCGCCTCGGAGGCCGCCGCCCACCAGTCCGCCTTGAGCAGGGGGGTCATCGGCACGCCGTCAGCCTCGACGGAGACGCGTTTCCCGCCGGGGCCGTCCAAGCGGCGGGAGAGGTCGGGCACCAGGTACAGCCAGCGGCCGTCGGGGTGCCGGAGCACGCAGCGCAGCGGTTCGGTCGGTGTCGTCATCGGGTCCCCCCGGTCGTGGTGTCGGTGGCCGGCGCGAGGGCGCGCTCGCGGGCGGTGATCCACGCG